GATTCAATTGGGCATTGAAAACGGTGTGGTGTTGGTTTTTAGCGATGCCCACTTTTGGCCCGGCTATCGGTCCACAGCATTCAATGGTCTTTTATGGGCTATTCGTGAGCTTAAACCCAAGGCAGTGATTGCCAATGGGGATTGTTTTGACGGTGCTTCTATCAGCCGTCACCCAAGCATTATGTGGTCGCATACGCCTTCTGTAATAGAAGAACTCAAAGCCTGTGAGGCAGCTATGGGAGAAATCGAAGAAGAAGCCAAGAAAGCCCGTTACAACGTCAAATTGATCTGGACATTGGGCAACCACGATGCACGGTTTGAAAGCCGTCTGGCAGCCAACGCTCCCCAATACGAACAAGTTAAAGGGTTTTCCCTTAAAGACCATTTCCCTGCTTGGCAACCTTGTTGGTCTTGCTGGCCTACTGATGACGTGGTCGTAAAACACCGCTGGAAGGGCGGAATTCATGCCACGCATGGCAACACCTCAATGTCTGGCAAAACGATGGTTACAGGCCATTTGCACAGCCTTAAAGTGACTCCATACACTGATTACAACGGAAGTCGATACGGTGTTGATACAGGTTGCTTGGCTGAAGTTGATGGACCTCAGTTCATGGATTATTTAGAAGATGCGCCAGTGAATTGGCGCTCTGGTTTCGCAGTACTGACATTTAAGGATGGGAAACTTCTTTGGCCTGAATTAGTTCACAAGTGGGCTGAAAATCAGGTTGAGTTCAGAGGTCAAATCATTGATGTTTAAAACACTAATCTAACGCTGATAACACTGAGAAGAAAAGTAGGGCTGCACAAGTTGTAAGCCCTGCTCCTAAAAACAGGATTGTGCAAAGCATGATGATGTTCCAAATATCATCATCCATTGTTCTTTTCCTTTCGATCAAATGCTCGAAACAAAATAACCAAAACAGGAACGAAACACAACAATCCCAAATCAATCAATATCATTTTCATTTTCATCCTCCAATGATTCGTTTACCAATTGTTGTTTGACAATTTCTAAACATCCAATGACTGTTGACATATACATTGAGTCATCGTATTTGTGAATCAACTCAAGCATTTCGTCAACAAGTCCTTGGGACAATTTACCTTGATTTAAGTTCATTCGTCCTCTCCCCAAGGATGTTTTACAGCGTCAGCATACAAAGCCAAAGCCCCGCCAACTACAAACACGGTGACAACGATTGCCACGATCCAATCAATGAAGTCCATTATTTACCTGCTCTTTCTTTGGTAAGAAATAAAAAACAGTGGCTTACTTTTTTTCGGGCAGTCACCAACCAGCGTGTTGCTTCAAACAGCTCGTCATTGGCAAACCTTGCACAGATCGTCACTTTGCCTGTTTCTTTGTTTCTTGCTTTTAGATAAATCATGCTTTTTCCCATTCTCTTTCTTTGCGACCACTGAAAGAATCCACTGTCTTTCCTGTCAACTTTACTAATCCAAGCTTTTGCATTTCAGGCAAACGACGCCACACTTGGTCGGATCGTAGACCGCTTACATAAGCAATCCCATCCTTACCCATTGCCCCATTGCTTTCAAGGGCTTCTAGGATCATTTGGTAGTGTTTAGGAGCTGCATCAGTTATTTGTTCACCAGCATCTTTGCTAGTCTGAGGATCCGTAGTCCGAGCCCTCTTGAAGATCTTCGATAAAGTCCATTTGAACATTGTCTTTCCTTTGCTTTAGAACCATCAATTTGCCGTACAAAATGCTTTTTTGAGACATTTCATGACAGCGCTCTTGTTCAATCATTCGTTGCTTGTACTCTGGTGAACAATCGTCACAGATACTGGACACTTCTCTGACTACATTAGCCAGATAGATCCATTCCCTATACATTTTCTTTGTTGGAAAACAATCAGGTTTCATATTAGGTGGGTACTCGCTGCGTCTTTTGGGGCTTCACCTTATGAACTAAATCACTTGATTGGGCGTTATCCAGAAGCATCCGCTTTCCCCATTAACCATTAAAACGAGTTATTCGTAGATTGGTTTGTTATAGCGATGCCATTTTTTGTGGCATGTTTCGCATAACCATCTAACTTCCAAGGGTTGTGTGTAATCATCATGGTGTCCTTCAATTTTGTGTGTTGAATTGCATTCGGAACAATTTGTAGGTCTTACAAGTTTTCCGTCTCTTATGGCATTTCCAGTTATTAAATGAGCTGCATAAGCCAATGGGTAAAGTTTTTTGTACTTTTCCATAGCTTTTTTGTGAGCCAATTTTCCAGATTGTGTTTTTGCATAATCTTTTCTTGCTTGAACTCGATCAGGTCTGTTTCCCCTTTTCTTGTCATAAGCTTGAATTTTTTCTAAATTGGCTTCTCTGTGTTTTGAAACTCTTGCCTTTACGCATTCGATACATTTATTAAGATGACCGTCTGCCATTGCTGCATGTTTATAAAACTCAGATAAAGGCTTTTCTTGTTTACATTCCCTGCACACTTTCATAGGATCTCCTTAGAACGGTATGTGCAGTATATACCATTCTAGAAAGGCAAATCATCATCCATGTCTTGCACTGAATTTACAGGCTTGGCATTTTGACGGGTGGGTGTATTACTTTGACGGGGGGCGTCTTGTTTTGGTTTGATAGACAAAGACAAGAACTTTTGACCATCTTTTTTTGCTACCTGCGTCCATCCGCTGATCCAGTACTCAGTGCCGTTCACGTTGAGTGATCCGTTCATATCTGGATGTTTTTCAGATTCTTTCTTTGTGTTTCTGAACAAAGAGCCGCGGTTAGTGTTATCGTATTCTTTTTTTTCGTATGACATCGTAGTTCCTTACTGTGATTTTGACTTCTTAATTGCGCTGCGGGTTGCAGCATCCATCTGGTTAGATAACCAAACCTCTTGATCTGATTCTAAGGTTGCGTCCTTAATCATCAAATATGCTTCTCTTGCTTTTCCTTGTTTTACTAACTCAGTGCATGACTGAGCCATTTCAAGCAAAAACTCTTTTTCATCTGCGGGGATGTCGTCGCCAATACCACCCTTGGGAGTAATGATTGGTGCATCACCTTTGCGACCTGTTGTTGCATCCAATGCGTCGTGCTCGACAATTTCAAGCGCAGTTACCCAAAGGTAACGCCTACTGTAAGTCTCTACAGCTCCCATGTTTTGAATTGGATGAACGCCTTTAAGATTTGCTTCAGCCATAGGACTGGTTAAAACGATGTTTGATCCATCTTCTGTGTCTGTGATGGTCAAGGTAGCCAACTGTGCGTCAAAGCTCACTACGCCACATAGACCAATCTCTGAAAAGATTTGTTGAATCTGTGGCAAAAAGTCACCTAGCTCAAAATATTGAAACCCAACAAACTTGTTAAGCCCAGACTTTTTAAGTGGAGTGGCTTGCAATTTGATACGTGCTTGCATCAATTTTTTATGTACGGAACTCATAGCTTTTCTCCAAATGGGATTGACAACTCTTCGTTGATGATTTGTTTTTGACTGTTTTCATCCAGCTCAGAAAAATGACGCCATGCTCGTTGATCACAATCGCAGCCATTTCCACCATTGATGACCAAACAATAAGCGCAATATTTATCGTCACTGGCGCTGAACTCTTCTACGTACTGTTCGTACAAACTTTTCAATTTCATTTGACTATCCTTTCCAATCTTTCGATAAATTTATCTCTGAGCAAATCCAAAATGTCTTGTCCATCAAGGGTTAAAACTTTTTTGATGACATATTCATCTTCGTAGTCCAACAACCTTGTGTAGACAATCCTGAACTTGTATCCATCAAACTCAACATCTTTGATGAATTGATTGTGTTTAACGTCATACGACATCACATCTTTAGACCAATTCACAGTGCTGCCCATAAGATCAGTGCTGCAATTGCTGCCAGAAATGCCAACGCATAAGTCGCTGCCGATTGAAAGCTCAGTGGTCGTTGGTGATATTCCAGCCATTGGGATGTCTCGTATGAGTTTGGGAATGCTTCTTTTAAAGTACGGGGGTACTTTCTTGTGGTGGGGTGCAGGTCAGGCAGCATCTTGTTTAATCCTTCTCAAAACTTCTTGTGTAAGGTGGTGTTGTTGGTCAGATGTGAGCTCATCCCATACTTCGTCACCTAAACGCATTGCCATCTCCATGTCTTCCCATGCCGTGTCAATCAAGATCACACCGAATTCAATGCTTTCTGACAAACCCCATGCTGGTTCAGCAGGTGAATAATCAATGTCTATGATCTCGAAAGTGAAGTCGCCAAATTCAATAACCATGTCTTACTCCTTTATGCCGTAGGCGGCTTCAATATCGTTGATTACAAGAATAATCCTGTCTTGCACAGGATAATCTTTACAAATATCTTTAAACGCCCTTCTAGCAATACTTTTCTTTTGCTCATCCGTCAGAGGCTTGCGGGGTTGTGGTGTGGTGTAGAGGGGCGTCCAGTCCGTTGTAAAAGGTTTTTCACAATATTCAACATCTTCACCAAAGGGTTTTCGCATCCAAGCCACAGGCTTTTGCTTGTCTTGCTTTGGTTGTGTTGCAAGTTGTGCTTCAAGTTCTTTAATCTTAGCCATGTACTCACGCAAAGATTCTTGAGTAGCTTCTAACAATGACCAATCTTCTGGTTGGAAATGTTTTGGTTGTGGGCGGGTGTACTTGATGAAATGTTCTGCAAGTTCTCTTGCTCGGTGTTTGTTAATGCCTTCTCGCACAAGGTTTCCGACAATTACATCCATTTGCAAAGTCACAGACTCTTGTTTCTCATACAAATCTAGACGCTCATTCTCGTCATGCAATGCTTGTAAGGTTTGTTGCTTCTCTGCCTCTGCAATGGCTTGGCGTAGGGATGTAATGGCTTTAGTGGTTTCGTAATCTGCTTTTACTTGCGTTGACAAATATTCCAACGCTTCAAGCCACTGTTTCATTGTTTCAATAGTCATTTTTATCTCCAAAAGGATCGCCAAAGCTGGACATGACGCCAGTGTCTAGGTTGATTTGTTGGGTTTTGGTTTCCAGAATGGTTTTGTTGTTGTCGCCAAACCAGAAACTTCCAGCTTTGACAAACGTTTCACCAGTGGATGAGACTTTGAAGTTTTTTGACTCAAGGTAGGTGTTGCCAGAAAAGATGTTGAACTTAAACATATTCCAGCTCCTGTTTCATTTCCACGATCTTGGATGTGAGTTGAGTCAGTGTTTGGCAGTCTGGAATGTCTGCAAACTTGATGATGTGCTCAACAGCTAAGTTGATTCCCTCTGACAGACCAGCTTGAAATGCCATGATTGCATCCCCGCTGTTTACTGCCTTAATTGCGTCTTTGCGTTCCATCTATTACTCCTTTGATTGCTGAACGTATGAGGATGTTAATTCAACTTAGGCTATTGTCCACAAATAAATATCTATCACGTTTTGATTTGCTATAGATAAATTCAATAGACCATGTGTTGTCGTTTGGTGTATTATCGCTACGTTGTAAAACGAAAGGAACTTATGAAACTATCTGAATTGCCTAAACATGTCACGTTGTATGAGATTGCCAAGGTGCTTGATTTGACTGCACCAGCAACATACAAATGGAAAAAGAAAGGTGAAATCCCCAAGCTTCGTGTGTTTGAACTGAAAGAGAAAAAACCAGAGTGGTTTACCAAGGAGGAAAAATGAAAGATCTTATTGGCTACCCAATCATTGCCATCATTGTTTATCTGGTTTGGTCTTTTTTGAACTGGTCTTGGGATGCTGGCACATGGTCTTGGGACTCACGATACATGGCTGTAATCGCATGGTTTTTGTTTGGTACGGCTTTGTCTTATCGATTTAAAAATGAGGTGTTTTGATGGGCAAAGGCAGCACACCTCGACCAATCCCTGATCCACAGAAATTTCGTGATAACTGGGATCAAATCTTCGGAAAAAAAGAAATTAAACAAGACATTACAAACAATCCAGAAGCAATCGCAAATATGGATTATTCTGAAATTGTTTTAAGAGCTTATGGATTTGAACCCAAAAAAGAGGAAAAGAAATGAAGACATTTAACTATCTGGAAAACTGATGATCCCATAGGTTATAATATTTTAATTTATGGGGAACACAATGTTGAATCACGAACAAGTTAAAGAGTTGTTTGATTATCAAAACGGGAATCTTGTATGGAAAAAACAATTGTCTCCAAGAGGCAAAGTTGGATCCATTGCTGGTTACAAACAAAAAAGCGGTTACATCTTGGTTGGTGTTTTGGGTTGTCAATTGCTTGCTCATCGTCTTGTATGGTTGTTTTTCAACAAAGAATGTCCAGTTTCTATAGATCACATTGATGGAGATAAATCAAATAACAAGATTGAAAATCTTAGACCTTGTACAGCCATCCAAAATGGATACAACAGAAAAATCAGTGCTAACAATAAAAGTGGATTTAAAAATGTTGTTTGGCATAAAAGAGACAAACTTTGGCAAGCCTCAATTACTGCTAACAAAAAATTGATCCATATTGGATTGTTTAAAGAAGCGGAAGAAGCAGCAAAAGCTGTTGAATCCTATCGAAAAAACCTTCACAAAGAATTTGCGAGGAAAGAATGAAAACATTCACTTATTTAGAAAATCACGTTGAAATCTGGGGCTATGCACGTGGCATTGTCCAGAATGGAACACCTCTAGGACAGGCTAAAAAGACCCTAGAAGAGACAAACGAGTTGATCGCAGCTATTGCTATTGACAACAAAGACGAGATCGTTGACGCCATTGGAGATATTGTCGTCACGTTGATTATGCAGTGCGCTATTCAGAAGGTTACTTTGACCGAATGTTTAGAACATGCATACAACCAGATCAAGGATCGCAAAGGCTATTTAAACGCTGAAGGCATCTTTGTAAAGGAGTCGTGATGTCAGCATTGTCCAAACAAGTGGCTGGCGACCATTACAAAGACAAAAAGATTCAACCCATTGAATACATTCATGCCAACGGCCTTGGTTTTTGCGAAGGCAATGTGGTCAAGTATGTGACTAGATGGCGTGAAAAAGCTGGCATTGCTGACTTAGAAAAAGCAAAGCATTACATTGAATTGTTGATTGAATTGGAGCAAAAAAATGATTAATTTTAAATTTCGTCAAGTTGGAACCGCTTTTGTTCAAGTTGATTTAGAAGTTGACAACACAAAAATTGATTTAAATTTGTTTACTTTCAAACAATTAGCTGATTTGAAGTATGAACTTGAGTCAATTATTGATGACATTAATAAATATTTACCGGAGCAAAAAAATGGCTGAAGTAAACATCATCCTGACAGACAAAGAAGACGGGACATTGGGCGTGCGAATCATCTCTGACCAACAAGAAGGTCAAGCGTTGACAGTAGCAATGATGTTCATGGAATGGTTGAAGGAAATTCAGAAACCAAAAATTATTGGAGCAAAGTAATGACATTTGAAGACTTTTGGGCTGAATGGCCTAAATCTGTTCGCAAGGGTGGAAAGTCTGCTTGCAAAGCAAAGTGGGAAAAGCTCAAGCTTGACACTGACGTGGAGACAATAATTGCCCATGTGAAATACATGAAGACTACTGACGCTTGGAAAAAGTCCGATGGGGCTTTTATCCCTGCTCCATTGGTCTACATCAACCAGATGCGTTGGGATGGTGCTGAAGTGCCTGAAGTGACTGTGAATGTCTCTATCAATTTCAAAGATCCTGCATTGGAGAAGATTGAAAAAGACAATGAAAAAGCAGCCCCGATGCCTGAGAATGTCCGACAAAAACTGAGGGACTTGACAAAAGCCCTTAAGTCGGCATAATCCAAACCGTTGTCGTAGTGGACAGCAAGTTGAAGCCGCTTACTCATGCATCTGTCCCCTTAAAAAAGGGATCCACTACCGGATGCAGTAGTAAGTGGCTTTTTTGTTTTCCATTACGGCAATCCTCAGAGCGGGTTAGCTAATGGTCCATGTCGGGGATGCACTCAAAGAACCGATGCGCTTACTGACAAGCCAGCGCGTGAACTTGCTAGAGGTATCACAGGAACAAGGCAAATTGGGTGATGGTCGATTAGCTGACGTAAACAGCGCCTTGGAAATTGAATCTAGACCTTATGGGTGGAGTAGTCTTAAACAAGATGGCTCAAGTTGGTGGGTATCACCTTCTTGGCTTGTCCTATGGGTAAATGAAAATGAACAAAAAAACTGCAATGAAATTGTTAGACAAAGCTCGAATGGATCACCTTATTCCGGTAAGATTGATTAACGAAGCTCTAATAGCAACAGGAGACATTGATGTTCGACGACTTGATCCAGAGATTGACCGATCACTACGCCAGAATGGCAATGAATCCTGCTACCGTAGAACACGCTCGTTATATGGTCAGACAACATCGTGATGAGCCAACAGGCATGTTTAAAGACCTGCCAAACCTTGTAAAGCAACGCATAGAGGAATTTAAAAATGAGAAAGAAAAGCAAGTACAAACCCAAGCCGATCCGAGTTGATACCCTAGCTTACGTAAAGTCTGGAATGCTCAAAGTCAGCCAAGTACCCAATGCAGGGGTCAACCTACTTTTACGCAACCACGAGTCTTTTGACGAGATTCTCAAAGGTGAGCCAACCAAATTCCACGTTGACGATCTTGTTCAATCCCTGAATATCACCGAGATCCTTGCAAGAGACTTCAAGATTGGTCATGATTGGCTACCTGAAATCTTTGATGCCCAAGATGCCTTGTACCGCATGGCACAGCGTGGAATTAGTGGAAAAAGTTTTAGGTTTACTGGCGAAGAAATCAAGTTAATTCAAGTAGCATTGGCAGTTCATGATGAACAGCTCAAAGTTTGTGATGTTCGCACAATGGAGAAAGCATTGGATATGTTATTGACTGCCTACCAAAACAAGCAAGCACGAGTGATTGTGCCTTTGCAAGCTGCTAACGAGGAGAAAGCATGACACAAGATGAAATCATTGAGATGGCTAGACAGGCTGGTTGCCCAATGGCAGACATGATGCCGATGTATTTCACAGACAAACAATTATTGTCAATGCTTGAAGCCTTTGCTAAATTGGTAGCAGAAAAAAAACGGGAAAAAATTTTAGCCGTTCTCAGACGCAAACCCGACCAGCAGATTTACAAAGTTTTAGATGAAATAAGGAGCATGAAATGACACAAGAAATCATTGAGATGGCTAGACAGGCTGGAATGGCTTACGAAGAAAAATTAGAGGTCTATGTTGCAAACATTGACGACCTTCAGGACTTTGCCAAACTGGTAGAAGACGCAGCATTCAAAAGATGGGCAGCGCAAACCAAGCTGGCTGTTGAGGTCGAACGTGAGGCGTGTGCAAAACTAGTTGAAGATTCTTGGATGGCTTTTGCTCAAAGAAGCAGTCGCTTGGACATTACGCCATTTCCTGAATTAAAGTATGTTGCCAAGGTAATCCGAGCAAGGAGACAAGAATGACACAAGATGAAATCATTGAATTGGCTAGACACGCAGACCGCGAATGGGACTGCGATAGAGATATGTTTGAATGGCTTGAGACTTTTGCACAACAAGTAGCAGAACGTGAGCGTGAGGCGTGTGCAAAAACCGTTGCAGGTTTGAAAGATAAATCCGGCGTAAATGAAGATGGTAATGCTTGGCTCACTCGCGTCACAAAAAGCGACTGCGTTCAAGCAATCCGAGCAAGGGGACAAGAATGAAAAAGATCGAATTCTTTGTGGAAGGAGATCCAAAAGGAAAAGGACGTCCTAGATTCCGTCGGGCTGGTAACTTTGTCCAAACTTACACAGATGCCAAAACCAAATCCTATGAGCAAAAAATCAGTGAAGCCGCCAAAATTGCCATGAATGGATTAGAGCCATTTAAACAGCCTTTATGGATGACTTTGAGGATTTACATGCCTGTGCCTAAGTCGTACTCAAAAAAGCGCTCTGAGGCCTGTTTAAACGGGTTTGAGTATCCAACAAAAAAGCCAGACATTGATAACATTGCCAAAGCGTTTCTGGATGCCATGAATGGGATTGCCTACATGGATGACATTCAGGTGGTTATGTTGACAGCGTACAAATCCTATGCATCAATAGCAGGGGTCGAGGTTGAATGCTGTGAGTACCTTTGAGAGCCCATTTAACTATCCAGAGGAAGAGCCAGAATGGTTGGCTGCCAAACGGTTAGAAAAGCAAAGAGAAAAACGGGCTGAAAAGCTTGGTCGTGAGATAGGCACATGGGGTGGCAAACGTAAGGGAGCTGGCAGAAAACCTTGGAAAGAAAAGCCATCAGGTGATACAGTGGTCGTAAAGTTAAATAACATACAACGACTGAGCTTGATGGAGATGGGAAATGGCGATGTTGCCAAAGGAATTGAAGAGCTGATCAACCAGTATTTGTGATGAAAAAAGAATTTATAAGGCTTCTGCAAGACGGAGAAGTAAAACAAACAAAACCCTTTAAAGATCTTGACTGGCAAACAAAAGTGGATTTGTTAAAAGAATGGCGGTATGAGCTTGATCGCATGTACCAAACTTTAATAGTGGCACGTAACGCAAAGGAGAATTGAAATGACTAAAGAAACAGGTGGATCAGCATTTCCCCATGAAAGAGGTTTGTTTAATTGCGGCATGACCTTGCGGGATTACTTTGCTGCAAAGGCAATGCAAGCAATGGTTGCCAGCCCTAGTTATTACATAGATGGTTGGGCACAGAGCGACATTGCAATTCAGTCGTATCAAATGGCAGACGCAATGTTGGAGGCACGTAAATGACAGACGAAGAAGCAATGAAATGTGTTGATTACATACGTGATCATGCGCCCATATACGCTAAGGCCAAAGCCAAGCGTGTGTTTATTGAAAACGGATTGAAATCCACCAAAGCCAAGTTGATGGCACAAGAAACAGGAACACTAGGTGCAAAAGAAATCTACGCCTATTCCCACCCAGAATACGAAACAGTCCTCAGAGGGCTTGAAGAAGCAGTCCAAATCGAAGAAGAAATCAAATACCGTATGGACGCAGCTAAACTTAAATTTGACTACTGGCGCATACAGTCCTTTAACCAGCGCAGTGAAACAAGGATGATGAGCAATGTATAGAGATCCTGACTTGCTAAAGCTTGCACAAGGCGCTCCATGCTTGCTACATGCCCATCCATATTGTGATGATGATCTGGGTGAAACAACGGTGGCTTGCCATTCCAATCAGATCATTGATGGCAAAGGCAAAGGGATCAAGGCTGATGATTGCATGTCAGTGTGGGGTTGTTACAAATGCCATACGTGGCTCGATCAAAGTGGTGACTCCAAAAGAAAAAAAGCAAAACTCTTTGATGAAGCTTGGTATAGACAAGTACAGGAATGGCATAAATTGGCTGCAAATCCAACAATTAAACCTTGGAGAAGGGATGCAGCTAAAAGAGTACTGCAACACATTGGAGCTTTGAAATGAAATCGCCAGAATACGCAAAAAAATATTATGAAGCTAACAAAGAACGTTTGATTGCGTATAAAAAGCAATGGCATGAAAAAAACAAAGAAAGATTAAAGCAAGAAAAACACGAATATTATTTGCAAAACAAAGATCATCATTTGCAAAAAACAAAAGAATATAGTATTAAAAATAAAGACAAAATCTCTTTGTATAACTCTAAATACAAAGAAATAAAAAAAGATGAACTGAGAGCTTATAGGAAAAATTACAAAAGCCAAAACAAAGAAAAAATCAACGCAAACAATTCACGAAGAAGGGCTTCAAAACTTTCGAGAACTCCTATTTGGTTATGCGAAGAACACAAAAAACAAATAGTTGAAATCTACAAAATTGCAAAACAAAAAACACAACAAGACAACGAGATTTACCATGTTGACCACATTGTTCCTTTGCAAGGAGAAACAGTAAGTGGGTTGCATGTTCCTTGGAATCTTCAGGTCATTCATGGCAAGCAAAACATTTCAAAAAGCAATAAAATTTGGCCGGATTCTTGGTAATCCTAATGGTTCTCCTCTTTGGGTTTGAGGCTTCTCAGAAATGGGAGGCCTCTTTTTTTGACCGGGGTATCAAAATTTCATGGGGGGGAGGGTAATTTTCAGGTGAAATTTGCTTAAAAAATGAGCAAAAACCTTGAAAACGATGTGAGCGCTTACTGACTTAGTGGACGCAACTGTATAAAAGCACATGAGAATCTATACATGCCACTAAAACGCGCTACAAAGCCGTTATAGCTGACAAACTTTGCGACAATACCTGCACATAGTCACCACAAAAAAGAGGCTTAAAACGAGTTTTTAAAGAGCCTAGAAAATGCGGCATTCATTGCCAGAAAGCTATTCAGCTAATGAAAGTAAGCGCACACTTCGCTACATTTCCAAAAAAAACGAGTCGAAACCCGTTCTTTTTGAGAATGAAGCAGTTTAGGGCATACGATCAAGCAATACCCAAAACTGATCTGGTAGACAAACGCGAGCGACACGCGCCCCCGTCATTGGTACACAGTACACAAGGCCATTCTGAACGCCCGTCACCTCGTGTAACTCTTGGCCTAGATGCGTAAGAATCCCGATATTTCCCGCTTTAATCATTGTTTCACCTCTGACACATCGTTAATTGTCCAATCGCTTAGCTCTTGAAAACGTCCGCCCAATGGCTCAAATTCTCCGCCGTCAGTATCGTTGGCTATATCCCACGCTTCATCTTCGCTATTTGCTTCAATTTCAATCGTGCAGAATGTCAAATATGAAGCAATTACTTTGTATTTTTTCATGATTAATCCTTTAAAAAATTGCGCCATCTTTAGTAAATTCGTATTCATTCGCCATAATGGTTTCGTCTACCGTTTCGTCTTCGTATTGCGCCTCTATATCATTACGCATACTTTGCAGGAAAGTCTCAAGGGCTTGTTGAAACGCATAGAAGGCGTCACCTGTCTTCTTGAATTCATCCGCGAAGGTGTAGCGTAAATCACAATCGAAGCAAAACCCCGTCGGCATTGCTTCGCGGTCAAAACTTTTTAGCTTAAACCCGCGAAAATTGGCGGTCGTTGCGTCTGTTTTGATAAATTCGCGCCGTGCGTCTCCGATGGAATAGTCGAGCACCTTAATTCTGAATTCGTCGCAGAATGCCTTTAGACTGCCTTGCACTTCAGACCACCAAGGATAATCAAGGTTTTGGCGATACCAGTCCCGTGCCCGTTCTTTTGCTTCGTCGGTCAATTTGTCAAAAGTGAAAATTGTTTGTTCGATTGTTCGCATTTTTAATCCTTTTAGCAGTTGTATAGTTCTTGCAACGCGCCGTCTAAATCCATCGCGTCTTCATCATAGGACATGATGCAGCTATCGTCCCACCAATAGCCCTCGACTTGTTTTGTGCGCGTGTTGATCAAAATATTAGGGCCTCCAAACGCAACCAATACACGAGCACCTAAATATTCCTTTTTGCTACTTACAATGTATTCAATATCCAGCACATCACGCAGATAATCGAATGCTGAAAATTCTTCTCCGTCTTCGTTCAATTCTTCAGTAAAACCGTTTTCAATGTTTTTAATGATTGAAAGAACGTGATCTTTGATTTTGTCAGACATTTTGAACACCTTTTATTTAGTTAAACAATCGAAGTATGCAAGCATACAAACCAGAGCACCGCAAAACAGAGCCACTGCAAAGAAAAAAGAAAAGAGCTTTTCCATGTTTAAGCCTTTGTAAAACGGATTGATTGAACAATAGCGCTGGATGTATGCGCGGCAATGAGTTGGCGTGAGGGCTCAAACTTAGCGGCAATGGTTTGCCAGTCAATCGTCACGCGCTCAGATTCAATGACCTTTGCGGAAAACTCAAAGCCACCGAAGTCACCCGCGCCGTTAGCTTTAATCCTTGCCTTGATAGCATCTAATTGCTTAGTGAGGCGTTTTACCTCTGAATCAATAGCGCCTGCTTCGTCAATGAGTGCGGCTAGATTAGGTGTTAATTGAATGGTTGTCATCTTAAATTGCTCCTGAAATTTGACATGCACTAAACGGGTTGCTTAGTGTCGCTAAGTATAACGCACATATTGTCGTTTGGTTGACTGTCAAGCACAAATATTTCTATCGCACTTGATTAGTCGATAGATTCAAGTTATCGGGAGCCGCGCAAAAAGAAAAGAGAAAACCCTTTGACCTTTGATTGCCCTAGTAGCAGATCAGATAAGGGAAACACAAGAGAGCAAAGACACAAACCAGCGCATGTGATTAGTTTATTAAACCATAGCGAAACCCGCATAAAACCTAGAAACCCCTCGAACAGCTATTGCAATTAGCTAAGAGAGAGACATAAGGGAGGATAAGAATAGTTAGCTTCGCTCTTCGCTTCGCTCCAGCTCAAAACTAATAAAACCATACCTCGCCCCACAACATTAATTGGGGACAGATCAAACCAGCTACAAACAATTGGGGACAGATCAACTTCACGGCATGGCCTAGGCATTCGCTTGGCATCGATTCGGCGCTAGACCCCTAGGGGGTAGGGCTGGGTTAGGTACTGCAGAGAGGGGGGCCACTCACTCGTTCCCAAATTTTTTACAAAAACTTTTCTAACCTGCGTATAATAAACCCACCTGAATTGAAAGGAATAGCATGGAATGGACACTGGCACATCCTCTGCACGATGTAGAGGACATAGTGAATCTGGCTGACGTGAACTATGGGTCAGAGATAGATGGGATCTTGAAGAGGGACAGGAATGTTTTTCGTCATCGGGTTACAGTAGCTACTACCGAACAAATATTCAACAAGTCTAGAGAGTTCATTGCGGTGTGCAAAGGTGAGCCTGTAAAAACAGCATCCTATGAACTAGGAGACTTTTACCGTGACAAGCTCCTTGGGTTTTGTTGGTTTGATCGGGGTGGTTATACAACCTACTCTAATGAGGAGATCAGCAATGCAAAATTTCACCATGTTGATCTTTCTCTTAGCGCTCGGACTCGGGTTTTACTTATTAATCAAATGATTGACCAACATGTCCTTTGGGCTAATAATTACGGCATTCCGATTATTTGCTCCACGTCCATTCGTGCCGAGCATGATGGGTTTATGAAGATTCACAAAAAGCGTGGGTTTACAGTAAATGGGTCCTATGCTTGGATTCGCACAGAAGAGGCAATGAAGTGTTTGACAAACCAATAAGACCTGAGGGTTCTGAAGTCTCTGACGAAAAAAAGAAAGAGATAGCTCGTGCTGCCTACCGGGCTAAAAAGGCTGAAAAAAAAGCCCTTGCTATCGCAAGTGGGGAAAGACTTCCTCGTGGGGGCTTTGTCGAAGGGGTTGTGACCAATCCTAAAGGCCGTCCCAAATCCATCGTCAACCGTGTTACTGAATATGGCGCTTTGTTCAACCAACTGAACGAACAACGTACTTCCGCTGGCCTACCACCCTTGAAGACCGCTATGGAGACTCTGATTGAGGCCTTGCAGTCTGATGAGCTTGACATCAAGGATCGTGCTAGGATTGCTGAAAAGATTGCAGCTTACGAATCTAGCCGTGCTCCTGTTATATCCATTGAACATGTTAACAATGTGGTTAGCGGTGAAGATAACGTGGATACTGAAGACGCAATGAATGAATTCATCAATTCCTTAAGAAAGGTATGATATGCCCTTGAAGAAGTCTAAATCCGAGAAAGCTTTCAAATCCAACATCGAAAAGGAAATGGAAGCAGGTAAACCTCAAAAGCAAGCTGTTGCGATTGCTTATGCGGTTAAACGTGATGCTGAACACAAACGCAAACCGAAAGGCAAAAAATGAGCGCTTATACATCTGGCAACAAAGCTCCCACACTGGAGCGCCAACATGCTGTTAAAGCTGGTAACGTCAACGGCGCTAAACCGTCGCACAAAGGCGGTGCTACTGATCAGCCTAAAGCTAAAGGCTCGACTGCTTATGGCGCAGGTCACGTTGCTGGCGCTTCTGCTGGCGGTAAAGATGTTACGTCTGGTCGCGGTCAAAAAGTGACTGTGCATCACGCTGGCGGCGATTACGCAATTCGCAAATCACAAGCTTACATGGCTGGTGGCGACAAATTTGAACGTAAGTGAGATCAACATGTCCTACGGCAAAATCATCAGTGGTGGCAAGCAAATGTCTAAAGGCCTGACCAAGGGCATCAACGACAAACTGGCTACCTTTAGCGAAGGTCATGCACGTAGCGAGAAAATCGCTGGTGCTGTTCGTGAAGCGTTTGTTGGTCGTTCATTGTCTGATCCTCAGACCAATGACATCCATCAACGTGGCAAATTCAAAACTATCAAATCCCCTAAAAACGTTTAAAGGAAAAGCATGGCAACGTATGACATTGATGCCTTAAAGGCAGACTTACCAACGGCTAAAGAGTTGGCTCAATTCGTTTACGACAAGACAGGCTTATCGCTTGAGCTTGTTGGAAAACCTAAAGAGGACCAATACCAAGTCGCTAAGAATGCCTTGGAGGGGAAGAAAGTCCCATCTGAATTCTTGACTGACGAAAACCCATACGTCGAGAAAAAAGATGTTGTGCCTGAAGATCCAATGCCTCAAGTCCCTGCACGTGAGGCTGGTCTGCCAGACCCAGAAGCTATGGTTCATCACTTTGGTGCTACCAACATGCCTCATCCTTTGGATCCCCAATCTGACCGCAAAGTTCACATAACATTCCGTAAGTATGAAGATGGCTCGTTGACTTTTGAAGTCATGGGTCCATTGGAAAAGCAAGCGGTTGGTTCACGTCTGAACAAGTACGGTCAAGTGCAGCCTGAGAAATACACATGGTTGGATCCCCGTACTGGTGAAAAACTGATGCGTAAAGCTGATGGCACTTTCACCAAAGAAGGCCGTGGCATGTACGCTTATTGCGTGGGTGAAAAAGGCGGTGGCATTTGGAATCTGATTGACAAAGAAGCCGTCCGTATTTCTGAGAAAAACATCGCTAACCCTTGGGCTTAAATGGAAGATTTTTCTGCAAAATTTCAGCAGAAACTTTCAGGCCAAGCCGAAGTCTGTGCTCGTAAAACCCTTGAATGGTTGCAAAAAGACCTTCAAGGGGAGCGCAATCTAACTCCGGCTGAAGTCTATTACCTGTCGAAAGCTGCTGATGTCTTGCTGACGATCAGGGACGACTATGGCAAAAAGTGAAGCATCTGATTACATTCAGCCGATCTACAAAGATCGCGCTTTAAAACATCTCGTAAAGCTTGCTGGTGGCAAACGTGCCATCAAAGAATTGGACGCTGACCAGCTCCGCAAAATGAAAGTTGCGCGAGACAAGATTGCTGTTGACATGCAGTTCAATCAACTCAAATGGTTTCGTCCATTTGACTACCAAAAGAAATTCTTTGAGACTGGCGCTCATTTTGCCCGTCGAGGCATGATTGCTGCCAACCGTGCTGGCAAGACTATTGCTTCTACCTATGAGACTGCTTACCACCTGACTGGCAGGTATCCAGATTGGTGGAAAGGCAAACGTTGGGATAAGCCGATTATTGCGATGGCGGCTGGTGAATCTTGGGAGCAGGTGGCTAAGACCTTGCAATCCAAACTTTTGGGTTGTGATGACATCAAGCAAACGTATAAACTAGGGACAGGTTCTATCCCTAAGGAATACATTGATGACAAGTCCTACCGATCAGATGGGCAAAATGTGCTTAGTATCGAAATTTGGCACGTTACTGGGGGAAAGTCCAAGCTTTACTTTTCTAACTACACACAACAGGTTCGACATCTCCAAGGGTTCGAGCTTGATTTGGTTGTCCTTGATGAACAACCGCCAGATGAGACTTTTTCAGAACTTGTTGTACGTACAGCAGCTCGAAATGGACAGGTTATCTGCTCGTTTACCCCACTCAAAGGACTCTCAGGACTCGTCCGAAAGTTCTGGGACCAAGTAGAAGGCTATTCTCACGTGCGTGTGACGTGGAATGATATTCCCTATGAGAATGAATGGGGTGAAACATTCTTTTCGCAGCAAGAACGTGATCAGTTGTCCCGAGACTTTATGCCTTGGGAGCGTGAATGTCGGATCAACGGCATCCCGTTGGTCGGCAAAGGTGTTGTTTTCCCATTGTTGGAATGGCCTACCTACAAATCCATTGACCTTGATTTGCTCAACAATGAGAAGCTTGAGCGTTTGATTAGCTTTGACTTAGGGATTAAAAATGACCCGACGGTTATCTCGTTCCTTTTCCGCGATCCAGTCGAAGAAAAGATTTACCTTCATAGGCAAATCAAAATCCCGTCTGGGGAGACGCCTGACGAATATGTACATTACCTACTTGATCGAGAGTCAAGAGGGGTTCCGATTGCGCTCCCTCATGATGCGGGACTTGCTGGTCGATACACACTTACTGAGCAGTCGGTCAGGGAGGTTTTTGAAGATTCCTATGGCCTTAACTGTATCCCGGGAGCAATTCTTAACCCGCCCAACGACCAAGGCAAAGTGACAAACCATAAAGCGTATGGAATCAATATAATGCGCCTAGGCATGGAACGTGGAACCTTCTTGATTAATGAATCATGCAAGGATTTCCTTGATGAAGCTAGGAACTATGCGATTGATGACAATGGACGGTTTTCAGACCCTGACGACTGCATTGACTCAGCCCGTATCGGTGTTTTGGCATTGATTCAAGGCCACGGGGAAGCTATGGTGAGCCGAGCCAATATGTTGGCATCAAAACGATTTACCCCGTTGCCGGGTAAGTATCAGAGGATTTAATATGCTGGACAAACAAAACGTAGTCGTTCAAAACTTAGCTAGTGGTGAGGGCAAACGTAGCGTTGTCGAAAAAATTGCACATGAGGTGTATTTGAAGATGGTGGACTATCTCCGCCTGACTCAAGCCAAAAACACACTCAACCGATTCAATGATTACCATTACCTGACAATCCCTGTCTCAGAATCTACCGAGCCAATCCGTGGCATTGACTACATCCACCCAGTGGTCGCCCCCGGCATTGACTATGCCACAGCCATCATCACGAAATGCTTGATGCCTGACGGTAAGGTTAACTTTGAGTTTGGCAAAACTCACGATTACGATGAAGGCGCACGACAATCCACTGATATGGTCATGCGTATGCTGAACAACAAAAATGACTCATACGCTTTGGTGCGTGATTGGGCTCAAGACGGTTTGTTGCATAAAAACGGTATTGTGATGGTCATGCCTGTGCGCGAACCTTTGGTTCAATACAAAGAAGTCGAAGGCACAAAAGATCAACTGCGTTCATTTGAAATCATGGCGGCTGAAAAAGGCTTGACGCCAAAACGCCAACAAATGCGTCGCATTGACGTGAATCTGCAAGGTGTTGCTCAAGAAATGATGCAGCCCGATGAGCCAGAAACAGAAGAAACAGCAGAAGCCGAAACACCTGCTGACGAAATGCAAGAAGCGATTCGTAACAACACGATTTATCGCGCTAAATATAAACTTACTGGTTACTCTACGCATGTTCGCATCAAGCATGTGGCGCAACATTACTTTGTTTGTAACCCAACCATTCCTCAAATCCATCGTCAAGATTTCGTTGGTTTTTATGACCCAATGACAATCCACGAAGCCAAAGCTCAATATCCATTTATTGACTTGGAAGAGTTTGCTGACCACGCTGCTTATGGTCCCGCTGGTGCTTACCAAGCTGGTGCTTTGGAAAACGACTTGGCGCTCCATGCGCGAGACTCTACCCCCGTCCCCGGTCAAGGTGTGATTGCCTCACAAGGTGCAGATCGCTACAGCCGTGTGGTCATGTTGACTACGGCATGGATTCGTCGAGATATTGATGGCGACGGTGAAGAAGAGATTGTTGAGTGCTGTTTTTCTGGCTCGTACATTGTTTATGCCAAGGAAGTTGAATTTATTCCTCTGGCAAACATGTGTCCCAAGCCAATCGTTGGCAACTTCTTTGGTTACTCAATGGGTGAACGTCTTGTCCCCATGCAAGAGTACGCAACGTCAATTGCTCGTGCAGAAATGTCGTTTGCTATGCAAGCTTCAACTCCACGTATTGGTGTTAACCCTGAATTTGTTGATGCTGAAGAGATTCAGCGTGGCGTGTCGTCAATGTTTGTGTTGGATCGCAAATTTGATCCTGCAAAACACGTTTATGAGTTTGCTCCGTTGCAAGGCAACTTGGGTTACATCCAGTCGTCAATGGAACGTTTTGAGCAAGACAAGAACAGTATGTTGGGCATGACAAGTCCCGGCGATATGATGAATCCTGAGGTTATGAAAGATGGCAACAGCGGTTACAAACTGCAACTTGCCATGAGTCCTAACCAATTGATTCAAGATGAGATGGTCAAAAACTGCGCTATTGGTTTGCGTGATGCTATTTATCTGGTTTGGCGCACAATGATCCAATATTCTGACGACTACAACATCCAGCAATTGGCTGAAGCTTGTGGCGGCAAAGGTCGTGGTTGGTTGGATGCTAAGTCAGTTGAAAACTACGAATTCATTGACCGCAAAGACATTGAGATCGACTTGGCTTTGGGCTTTATGTCCGAAGAAAACCGTTTGACTCGCCAACAATTGATCACACAATGTCAGCAACAGTTTGCCCAAGCTATGATGCAGCTTGATCCTGAACTGCCTGAAATGTTCGAGAAGTTGCGTAAACCATACGAAGACACTTTGTATGTTTTGGGCGTCAAAGAATGCGACGACTATTTGCCAACCTTGGAAGAAGCAATGAAAATTGCCCAATCCAAAGCCAAGCAAGGTCCTAGCGCTGTTGAGAAAGAACAGGAAGGCAAAGCACAACTCAGCGTGGCAAAAGCTCAAGAGGCGATTGCTAACGTTGGCTTGATCAAGAAGAAAACTGAAGATATTGACGTGGACAATATGTTTGAAGCGATGGCTGCAAAACAAGGCCATCTGAAAGCTGTCCAAATAGATTAAAGGATTGAAATGCAAAGTTTAGTATCGAATATTCGAGGTTTTTTTAATAAACGATCACGGGCTATAGATTCCCAGAAAGGAGCGAGTGTTGAAAGAAAAACTCTAGCAATAGAAAACGGTGAGGCCGCTAGTCGGCTTATGAAAAACAATGATTTCGCATTGATGTTTAACCTTTATCGGTTCAACATGCTTGATCGGCTGGAAGAAAGTACATCCGATCTTGAACGAATAAGCAACGCACACTATGTTGCGGGAGTCCGAGATTTCATCGACTACATTGAGAAGATGGAACTTTTGGGAAAAATGGCACTCAAACGTTCTGATACACAGGACGAAAAGGAATAAGGTAATATATGTCAGACGCTATCGAAACATCGACCGTCAACGAGCAAACTGGTGGAGTCAATCCTGCCGATGCTATTGCTTCAATGATCGCTGCCAATCGGCAAAACGCTCAGAGGCCTGTTAGCACCGAGCAACCACCAGCAGGACAAGAAGAGGCGAAAGCCGAATCCCCTGAGGCGGCTCCAGAACTGGAAGCTGAACCTGAAAATGTTAATGGTGAAACTGAAGAAGCAGTAGAGACAGAGAATGCTGAAGAGCCCTCCGAGGGAGATAGCGACCCAGTTAATTTCTTTGAATTTGCTGATGAGAATCCGAACCTAAAAATTCGTATTCCCAACAAGAACGCCGAGGGTGGTTTTGTTGAGATCACTGCCAAAAAAGCAGCGACCCTTCTTGGTCAAACTAGCGACATTGATGAAAATTCCCGCAAACTTAAAGCTTCGAGAGCAGAGTTTGAGGAGTATGAAGCGAATCGTCGGAAAGAACTTGATGGTTTGCAGATCGGCTTAGAGCTGACCATTGCCCCACAGTTACAAACTGCGGCAGATGAGTTGGTTACTTTGCAGGGCTACAACCAGCAATGGAAGAATATTCTTGATCAGGCAACTGATGAAGCGCAACGTGCGGAAGCAATGGCTGCAATTCGTCAAAACCAAGCTCTGATTGAGGAAAAATCCAAGTTCATTCAGACAAATCGTCCTAAAGTTGATCAGTTTTATAAACAGAGAACTGAGTATGTCCAGCAAGCGTTGGAAAATGCTCGTCAAAGTTTCTCTGATAAAGAACTGGCTAACAAGGCCAACTACAACGAACTTCGTGATAAGTTGTCCAAGGACTGGAAGGCGGCTAGTGCTTCTTTTGTGCCGGGTGTGCCAAACATTGATTTGGTGTCATCGGACGAATACTTGTTGGGCTTGATTCGTGATGGAATGAAATTCCGCGAAGGTCCAAAAGTGAAGAACGCTGGTGGTTCTTTGGCTGCTGCTACAAAGATTGTGGCTCGTGCTAAAACCTCGCCTCGTGATGAAACTTCAGAACTCCAAGAGCGTGCTAACAAGGGCGATAAGAAGGCTGGACAAGAGCTTTTGGCTAAAATGTTGTCGGCAAACAAACAACGCCGACGTTAACTTCTGGAGTAAAAAATGAGTACTATCACCTCTGCATCGTTGGGTAACGGTAACGGTTCATACGCAACCGACATCGTTGTGAAAGACATGGACTTGACCGTGTCGAACTACGTCAAAGACCGCACACCTTTGACAAACATGGCTATGTCCAAAAAACGCAAGATCAATTCGACCTTGCACATTTGGCCTAACGACTATTTCCGCACCCCTGCTCTGAACGCTAAATTGGAAGGCGCATCTGTTGACGCAACAGCTGCTGCTTCTAACACTCGTTCTAACTTGGGTAACTACACACAAATCTTCACAACCGTGATTGGTGCTACTGGCACTGCACGTGCTGTTGAGCAAGCTGGTGGCGATCCTCAAGCCTACCAAGAAGTCAAGCAATTGACTGAGATCATGTTTGACGTTGAACTGCAAATGGTTCGCGCTGACGGTGCTTCTATCAAGTACGCTGGTCAAGCTGCTACCCAAGGTTCTTCGCCTAACAACGGTCGTCGTTTTGGCTCTTTGTTCTCGTTTGCTGGCACTCGTTCAGGCAACGACACTGATGGCACTTCCATCTTGAACTTGGCTACTTCTGACAGCAACGACGCTACAAACGCTGTGAACACTAACACTCCTTTCAACGGCGTGTTGGCTAACGCTGGCTTGGGTTACTTCACATTCAGCACTGGCGTGACTTTGCAACAATTCAGCCCCTACCTGTACAAACAGTTGGTGACTACTGCTGAACAACGCTTCAATGCCAAGATCACTAACATGG